CATCTATCAACCTTAACAAAGATATTCTACTGATAATTCAGTATTGTGTCAAGCTTTATTTGTTTCCAAATCCAAAGAAGGATGTGATAGCATAACGACCGTAACCCTCAAAGTAATCAGAATCTGCTATACTTACCTTTTTAACACCATGTTCTACCCAACCTGGAAATATTATTATTGAATTATTTTCACAGTCAAATTCATAATCATATTCTGGAAAATCTAATTCACCACCCGAATATTTCTTAGGTTCTTTATAAAAGTAAGAAAATGCTAGGAAGTTCATACTAATGTCAGTATGGGACTCATAATATTCACCGTCATGGTAATATCTAACCTTTGTAACATCCCAAGTTGACCTAGATGCTCTAGCACAACAAGGATGTAATGTTTCAAGAACACTTAAAATATCTGGATCAAATACTTTTCTATTGACAGTCAAGATATTTGATAAATTTCTGTAGTTTGGTTTATCTTGTCCCTCATAATTAAGGTAGATATCATCTAAAAGCAAAGCCTTTGCATTTGTATAATCAACGACTCCATAATAATCTTTAGCAGAAAGTAATTTTCCTGGTTTTGTATAAAACTTTAACTCCTCCCAAATTAAATCCAATTCCTCTTGATTATAAAAATTTCTAATAATCAAGTGTGGAAATGGTTTATAGTGTGCTTGAACATTTACAGTTTCCATAGTTTCCATAGGATAATCTCTCAATTTCATTAGTCGTTTTGCAACCACGCCCACGTTGTGGCAAGATATTTCGTACCACCAATAGGAGGATTGCCCCTATGAGTGTGTGTAAATTCGCATGGGAATATTAAAACACTACCTGTTTCTGCTTTTTCTCTTTTGTTATAGTATAAAAACTCTGTTTCTCCTCCTTCAAATTCCTCATTTAGATAAACTTGCATCACTAGTTTTCTACCAGTAGTAAAATATTCACCACTTTCATAGTGCCAATTATGAAATCCACATCCTGGAGCTATTTTTTTGACCTTACAGTCATATGCTAAAAAAGAATTCCTATCCAAAACACTATACATTTTTAGATAGTGTTGAAGACAGGTGCTAAGGTTGTTTAACAATAATCTTGTTACGGTGCAACCATTTTCTAGAGCATAATCCAGTTCGTTTGCAAAATTAAAAACCAGGTGATCTTGAATATGACCGGCACTACCTTGATCTGTTGTTTTATTAAGTTTACCAATATTACTAAGAAATTCTATTTCGTCTATTATTCTTTGACACTCTTCCTTAGAATATACATCAGTATATCTTTGAATAAAATCAGGTTGCATAATAAAAATTCAATTTTTTATTATTTATGTTACACCGCCAGAGGAAGCAGTACCTTGTTTTGTTCCTTGCCATCCACCAGTTTGAACACTGTTTCCTCCTGTGCGTAACCATTCTCCACCTTGACCGCCACTGCCGCCGCCACCTTCACCATCTTCACCTTGACCAGATTCTCCATTAGCACCACTAGCACCAGGATCTCCTCCATTTCCTCCATCACCGCCTCTTGCTTCACCACCACCATTATCACCACCTTTACCGCCATCACCTTTGGCAGTCGTGCTGCCGCCATCACCAGATTCTCCACTAGAGTGTCTCCCCTCCCCCTGTGTTCCGCCACCACCACCAGTGCCAGCTGGCAGTCCTGCGCCGCCGCCACCGCCGCCACCTCCAGCAGTTCGGTCAGCACCTCTATCTTCTTGTCTTGCGCCGCCACCGCCACCGCCGCCACCGCCGCCACCCGCAGCAACTGCTTGACTATGACTGGTTAAGATAGTTGTTCCATTAGAAAACTGAACACCAATCGCTGATGACGCATTTGCACCATCTCCACCATTTTCGTTTCTACCATCACCACCTTTACCACCTTGTCCACCTCTGCCTCTGATCGCTGCTTCTTCACCAGCATAAACTCTTAGCTGAGTGCCACTTTGCCAGTTACCAGTTCTAAATGCACAGGCAGATGGTGTTTGCGGAGCGCCTTGACTTCCTATAGTTTTATTGATATGAAGCCATACTTTAGTACCTTGAGTCTGTGTAGGTCTATTTCTGAATGTACCTACACACTCCGTATTCTTTTCTTGTTGATATCTTTGCTTTCCAGTATTTGGTCTATGCTCTGTCCCACCACTATAATAATCAACAACAACGTTTAATCTTTTACCTCTAAGGTCTCCCATTGAAATTTCACCAGACTTAGGAACACCTTCGTCCAATGGCATATTTTTCAGTGCGCCAAAAGTTTGACTAACTCTATATTTTCCTAAGGAAACACCAGCAGTAGCGCCGTTTGAATCTCCAAATTCATTTTTTATTTGTGTAAAACTAATAGAACCAGAAGAAGAGAGTGCCATCAGTGTAAATCCTCCCAGGCAGTTCCTGTATAAACTTGTAGTTTATTGGTCGTTGTATTATATATTGTTGCACCTGAAACGGTAGATAATCCCGCTCGTTCATCAGTGCTAATTTTTGGTGGAAGCATGAATCTCATCTTTGCAACATCCAACTGTTCCACTGTATCAATTTCCGATCTACCAACACCCACAGAAGAGAAGTCAACAAGGGATTGTAATGCTGTTGTTCCAACACCAACACCACCTAATCCAGCAGTTTTATCTAATGCAACAATTGTGAACTTTTCTTCAGTATTTTCATCTTCATTATTTGTTCTCAGACTAATTGTTCCAATACCAATCCTGCCACCATCAGTAACGAATATTCTAGATGTATCAGCAGGACCAATAACAAATCTACCTGGACTTACCACTAAAGAATTTGATGTAGAGGCAGATCCTACTGCTAATCTATCTTCTACATGTACGAAGTTTGCATTAACACCAGGTATAAAACTAGTAGTATCTTCTATAGCTGAAATAATACCAACAAATAATCCAGAAGTAGTAACACCTGATGTGCTAGTATCTACGTTAGTGAAAGCACCTACATTTAATATTCCAGCACTAAATGTATTAGTAACATTTACATCACCTTCAACTGTTACGTCAGCATCGAATCTAGCATCACCACCAGCAACGTGAAGTCTTGCTTGTGGTTGAGTCTCACCGATACCCAAGTTACCTTCATAGGTAAGTGTCATCAACTCAGTTGATGTCTTATGGATCCAATTAAAATCTCCAGTTTTAATTCCTACAGGAGCAGATTCCTGAGCATCCAAATAGTAATTGAAATTACCATAACCATGATTTATTAAATCAAATGATCCTTCTGTACTATAATCAAATACGGAAAGATTATTTCCAGTTCTGAGTTCAGCGTTAAATCCAGTTGACTCTACCGAACTGCCAATAGAAATAGTAGCAGGAGAAGTTTCTCGATAAACTTTTATGTTTCCACCATAAATTGAAAGTGCCTCTGGTGGTGCTGTGGTTCCGATTCCAACCTCAGTATCAGCAACAAGTCTTGTAGATACAGTTGCAACACCAACCGTAAGGTCATTGATGTCTACACCAGCATCAGTTGTAAGATTTTGTGCTGTGGTTGCAGTTCCTGTTACATCACCAGTAATTCCATTGGTGAATGTGGATGCTAAAGAAACATTTACAGAATCTGCTGTGATAGTGGTCGCAGTAACTGCCGACACTGCAATATCAGGTGTTCCAGTTAATCCTTGTGCTGTGGTAGCAGTAGCAACAAGAGTTCCAGATACGGTTAATCCAGAACCAATCGTGGCACCTTGAGTTACAATTAAATCACCAGTGTTAATTGTATCTGCTTCAAATTGAGTTACAGTAACAATACCAAGACTTTGATTAGAATCTAATATGTAAGATGAAATAACTGGAAGTCTAGAGGTAGATAATGTTCCAGAAGATACATTATCGGCATTCAGTAATGTTAAATCTGAACCAATACCAACAAATTTACCTGATGTGGTGACACCAGTAATCAGAACATCACCATCAGAACTAATACCAACACCAGCGGCAAATCCAGCAACAGAAATATCTTGATTTCCAGCAACTTGGAAGGTAAATGCTGGAAGTGTGGTTCCGACTCCTACGTTACCGGCAGCATAGATTGAGGTATATCCGAAACCAGAATCAACATCTACCCATTGAGATGTTGGAAGATTCAGTAAGTTTCCACCATCACCAAAATATGTTGCAACACCAGTGCCAGAACCTCTAACAATACCACCAACAATACTAACACCACCACCGATAATAGAACCTGAAGTATCTAAAGTAATATTATCAATAGTAGCAGAAGTTGCCTCTAGAGATGCTGTGAATATAGAATTACAAGATGCAAGACCAACAATCTTGGCATTACCTTCTACATGTAAGGCTTCTGCTGGAAGCGACGTGCCGATTCCAACCAGACCCGTACTGGTTACGATTAGGTTATCATCATCAACCTGAACGCCATTACGAAAATTAAACTGCTTTCTGATATTCGCCATCTCTTAGGGATGCTTTTCTAGTTATTTAGTCTATCTTCAAGAGTAGAAACTTTATCAGAGAGTTCCTTGATTGCCTCAATCAGAAGTGGGACAATCTTCTCATATTGAACGGTGATGTACTTTTCATCAACTGGTGCTGGGTGAACTGCCTCAGGAAGAACTTTCTGTACTTCTTGTGCAGAAACACCAACATGTGTAATATCTGTTGGGAATCCAAGTTTACCAGCAGTTTCATTGAAGTTAAATGTAAATCCATTCAAAGAACAGACTTTATCAAGAGCACCAGTTAGTTCAACTTTATTAGTTTTCAGGCGATCATCAGATACAAAAGCAACGACATCACCTGAAACTCTAAGTTGATTCGAACTTGGATTGTAGTTTATTCCACCATCAATAAAGAGAGAAGCGTCTCCAGATGTGGTCCGATTGCAAAACACAATACGACGATTATTGTTACCACTATTAGTGGTTACGGTTACTGTATCAGCATTTCCAGTAAGATCACCAGTTACATCACCAACAATGGTTCCACCAACATGGAGATTCTTGGCAATACCCACACCACCATCAACAACTAATGCACCAGTAGATGTTGAAGTTGCCTGAGTGGTATCATCAATATCAACTTCTCCATCAACTTCAAGAGAACCAAAGACCTTAGTTTCACTATTAGCAGCGGTAGTCTTTGCGTGAACACGGAATGCAGTATGTCCAGCACTTTCTCCTTGAACTAATAACGTGTTGTCTCCATCTTCACGAATATTGACAGTATTTCTGAGTGTAGTAATACCAGCAATATCAAGACCACCATTTCCATGAATTTCATTATCTACAAGCAAATGATCATAGATACGAACAGTTCCAGCTTGTGAATTGAGTTGAAGTATTCCAGTGGTTGTATCAATTCTATTATCATTAGTAATAGCAATTTGAATATTGCCAAATGTACCACCAGCAGCAACAATATTTTCAGTAATTGCTATATTACTACCAATACTAACGCCAGCACCAGCAATAATATCTCCACAAATGTGAACATCTTTAGCAATGCCAACACCACCAAGAACTCTCAGAGCAGCATTAGAATCATTACATCCTAATGCATTATTAGTGCTTCTGAAGTCAACAGTATCAGTAACTCTTAGTTTGTTATTGACAATCAGTTGAGCGTTGAATCTAGTATCGGCATTGAAGGTTACAGGACCATCAAATTGTGACAGAATTTGTTGTGATGATCCACCTTCAACCAGGATTCTTTCCTTAACAATTACTTCATCAAAGACGACACTGAGTCTATTTGGATCTTCTCCCGTGATTGTTGGAACAGGAACATCAAATACAGTCTGCTCACCAGATTGGGAAGAGTATTTGGTATTTCCAATGTAGAAGTCACCATCACTGTCCATACCAGTGTAAAGAACAGTACCACAAGATGTTTCTTGAGATTGTGATAAGAACTCCTCATCCTCAGTCAGAGTCTTAACTTGAACCTGTGGAAGACCGGTTGAATAGTTACCAGGTCCATAACCAAGATATTCAAACGTATGACCAGAAGCACGAAGAATGGATGGTCTGTGGAATTCAATAGGCAGTAATTTAATCTTCTTGACTACTGAATTTTCAGCATGTGATTCAATGAGAGTGCCCATTGCACCACGAATAACTTGAATCTCATCACTATTTGTTCCAGTAAGAGCATTGCTCT